CGCACCCCTGTTGGGTGCGTCCCTAAATGTTGAACTCATGTTCAGCAATCCATCGTATGAATACGACCGAATCAGCTAAAGTGCTAGATGGTGGCGTCGTCTTGGCTGCATTTTCATGCAATCGAGGCGATCCATTATACTATCCCGGATTACTGAATGAAGTGCCCTTCTATTTTGAACCATTTACGGTTTATTATAGTCGTATCACTCCAAACAATTCCGGTTCTAAACGGGAGTGGAAATCCTTTGAACACTACAAAGCGTTCAGAGGAGATTCAGCTCCTGGTAGAATGACAGTCTATGCCCAGGTGTGGGAATATTATCCCCACATTTACCAGGCAACGGTTGATCATGTGCATTTTGGTTACGACCTTTGGAACACAAATGGTGTCCGATTCAGGCCGTACGGTGACCCTGGCCGTCCTTCGCAGGATAAGCTAGGGTTTTGTGACGAGAGGGGTGACGGAGGCTTCGTGCCTGCGCCATCCAACCTTGATGAATTGAATCAACGTGCCTTAAACAGCATGATGCCTCAAATCAAGGCTGAACTTAGTCTCCCCAATTCCATTCTGGAATTGAAGGATTTTAAGTCCCTCCCGAAACAGATCAAGGAGTGCTTTGCGCTAACTGAAAGGTTAACGCAAATTCTTCGTGTTTCTTTTAAAGGAAATAAGAAGACACTCCGTGAACTGACCCGTCAAGGTGCCGCAGGTTATTTACAATATATGTTTAACCTGGCGCCCTTGTTGAAGGACATTCGCGGTATTCAATCCGCTTTGTCCCAGACAGAGAAACGTGTAAACGATCTCGTGTCTCGTGTGGGGAAGCCGCAACGTAAGCATTTTATGTTTACGTGGCAGGAACTCTCTGATACTGATGACTCTACCGGAATAGCTTACTCAATGCCCCCGGGATCACTCCCAGGGGCGGGTCAGCTAAACGGGTTTAGTTGTCGGCGTCAGATTAAGAACCAAGCTTCCGTGTTTCATGCAGAAGTTGAGTATAACTACAACTTTTCTGCTTACCAGGCTGAGCACGCTCAGCTGCTTGGCATGCTGGATGCTCTAGGGGTTAACCTTAACCCTGCGATCATCTGGAATGCCATTCCATGGTCCTTTGTGATTGATTGGGTCGTCGGCGTAGGCCGATGGCTAGATCAATTCAAAGTGCAGAACTTGAAACCCATAATCAACATACGGAAATACTGTTGGTCAATTAAGAGAGAACGGGATACCTACTTGGATAAGATACCTGCAAAGGTGTCCCTCCCGGAAGGCCCTATTCTCAATCAATTGTTATCACCAGTATCGCTCCCAGTAGTCCATGAAACGGCTTACCGCCGCGGGATTGGAATACCGGGTTCTAGCTCGATTCAAACGAGCGGGCTAACTCTCAACGAGTTCAGCCTGGGTGGAGCGCTTGTGGTAGCACGGCGTAGACACTCATCACGGCGATAGGCCTTTTCCTATCAAATGCCGAGTGGACATCTATCCGCTCAAACCAAAAGCATGCTAAGTAATACACTTAACACCAACGAAGTAAAGAACGCCGCAGGGACCGAAGTAGAATTACAACGGATCCTTACAAACGAACGATCGACGGTTTTCGCTAAAATTACCGAAACACCGTCGCTTCCTCACCGTCTCTCGATTAGTCATCAAGAGACAGGGGTTGGTCTGAAAAAGCGTCGTCGATCGGTCGTCAGAGTAGACATCACGTCTATATCTGGCGTCGATTCGATTACGCCTATCACCACCTCGGCTTACACTGTAATTGACGCCCCAGTGGGCGCCCTCAGTGTGAATACCGAGATGGCCAATGCATTAGCAGAGTTGGGTAGTTTTTGCCATACTTTGGCGACTTCTACTCTCCTCTACGACGGCACTGGGAATGGTTCTGCTGCCTTGTTGAGCGGAGGCCTTTAAACCTCCGCCTACGGGCGCGTTCTCTTCATCACCGACAATGAAAACGAAACAAGTACTGTTAGAATACCGGCCACTTCGTGGCACATCTCATATCCAATTCACAATTCAAACCTGTGAAACGGACACAAGGGGCCATAAGGTCCTTAATTGGCTTCTCCGATTAATATCGGAGGAGGGCTGGCATACAACAGCTTATGTCGTCATTGCCGAACCCGGCGTTACCAAGCTTGAAGGCTTGGCAATGCCGGCTAGGTTGAGGATGAAACCTGATACTCGAGAGATTTCTCTTTACGAAGGTAAAGGGAATTATTTTGAGCGTCAAGTTGATAATCTGGCAGACTTCAATTACGAACACGCTAACAAGCGGGTTTGTGACTGTGGGTGTGGTCAGTTACTCCTCGACTGAAGTGATGATGCTCGCTTTTGCGTGATACGCTAAAGCCTATGTTAAAAGTTCGTAAGCTGAGGGTATCAGGGCGGACCGAGAGCGAAGTAGCATAAGGCCGTTGTTCGCAAGAACAACTTCCATATCTACCCAGCCTTCGGCTCCAATCTGATCGGCCCACAGCGAACTTTGAAACGTAGGGATAAACGTACCATAAATACTGTCAAAGTACGCTGGCACTACACAACGAAGGCGCCGAGAAATCGGCGTTTCCCCGTTGAGTATTGTTGGCAATAATTTGATAGTTTGCTTGGATTTTGACTTTGTCATGATTCAGGATTGCAATTGCGGGTTCGGTGGACTCTGAAGTGTATGCATGCCTAAGCAGGATTACCGTTATGGTACCTACAAAAGGCTTAGATGAAAGTAAAATCATCGCTGCACTGCTTCAGAGCGTCTCAAACGCGCATGGAGTAGTGTTCAACACTCGTAGCTTGCGACTCACCCTTAAAAAAGTGAGAAGCAGACTACATGCTGAAGGATTAGGTTTTCTAACGAAAACCTTGCCCCGTCTGGGCAAAGCCTTTGACAAGGCAATTGCAGGAAATATTCCGTTGGACTCTATCAAGTTGGGATTTGACTCCCTCCCTGATAGTAAACTTCCGAGGTTTCTCGGTGAGTTCTTCAACAGAGTACTCCGACCAGATGGGACGCTCCTTGAGCATCCGTGTGTACTAAGTGTCAGCGTAATCAGGGATATTTTATACCTGTTTTACAAGTATAAACTCCCTTATTCCGATGAACAGGAACAAACAGTCATTAACCGTTTCAAAGAAACGGAGAGTGACCTTGAGGCGTTGGGACCTACTTTCAGAAGTCTGGAAGTGGCTCTCAATAATATTACGTCAACTCGTAGAAAACGTCGTGAGACGTTTTCGCAAGTCGATGTATTACGTGAGGCTCGAATACTCTTATCAAGAGTCTTCGAGTACTTTAACCCTGCGGACGTCGTTCCCCGTCATGGCCCTGGAGTTGTTGCTACTAAGCAAAAACTCTGGGGCAAGTATGATTGGGCGAACGTTTCGCATCGTATTACGGATCTCTATCCCTTTGACGCGTATTTCTGCGCGTCTCTAGGACATGTCTGTGATTCCTATCGCGGCTT